CTGTGATAATTGGTTTAAATGCTAATAATGAGGTAGCCTATGTAGATAGATTCCAAACGGATTGGGCAGCAACTACGGAGAAGATAGTTTCTATTGTTGGGAACATTCCTGCGGTTATGGATAGTACTGGTGTTGGTGACCCTATAGTTGAGCAAATTCAGCGTAGATGTCCACGAGTTAAAGGGTTTAAATTTACCTCAATAAGTAAGCAACAGATAATGGAGAATTTAGTAGCACATTGTCACCAACAAAAGATATTCTTCCCTTTAGACCCAATAGGGTACGAAATGCAGAACATAGAGTTTGAATACACCCAATCGGGTATAAGATACGCAGCACCATCAGGACTGCACGATGACTGCGTTATGAGTTTGGCATTGGCGTTAGAATGTAAGCATACAAATAGACAAGGAACATTTTACTATATATGAAATACACAATCGGACAAATACAAGAGGTTCACTCATTAGGTGACTTGAGTAATTTAGATAAAAAAATAGAGGCATTGGCTATTCTTACTGACAAAACTATTGACGAAGTAGAAGAAATGTCAATGGATGCTATTTTAGAGGAGTTTAAGACACTTAATTTTATCCCAAGTAAGACAGAACCTAAATTTGCTTTTAAGCATTTAGGTAAGAAATATAAACTCCTAACCAACCCACTCGATTTAAAGGCTCACCAATGGATTGAATTGCAGGAAATCTACAATGGTGACATTATCGAATCACTTAATAAGATTATGGCTCTCCTATCGGTAGAGTCCAGTTTATTTAATAAAAAACTGGACATCGGTAAAAAGGAATTTGACAAACGATGCGAAGATTTTCTATTGTTGGATTTTGCCATTGCATATAATTATGCGCTTTTTTTTTCGAAAGTCTATCCAGAATTATTGAAGGCTACCCTGTCTTATTTGAAAACGGAAGTGGAGAACCTACAACAGGACTTAGACCTACATTGATTTGGTTGGAGTTGGTCGATAAACTTTGCAGAGGCGATAGGACTAAATGGGATTACTTCCTACAGATGGGATTGATTGAGTTCTTGAACACGGTTGCATTTTATAAGTCAACCAAGAAAGAACAAGCCAAGCGATTAGAACAAGCGGCAAATAAAGGATATCAGACATATATTGTGGCGGTGTTAAATGAGATGTTGTAACAAATAATAGTGTAAAATTGTTACGAGATAAAGTGTTATATAAGGCACAAATTGACGGATAATTGTGACATTAAACACCATTTATCATATTAAAGTGTGATTTATTGCACATTAAAGTGGGATTCTTTATTGAGCAAAAACAGATTTAGGACGCATTTAAATCAAAACTATTTTATATTGTGAGCGTTACTATTAACCAAAAACCTGAATTAACTACACCTGCTTACAATGATATTAACTTTGTTGTAAGTGAATCGAGTTCAACTATCTACAATAAGGACAATTTCAAATGGATTGGTGAGGTTGTCGTAGATTCTACAACCATCGCAAAACTAAAAGCACCAATTTACTACGGAAGCACAAACAAGGGTGTGTTCAATATCGGTAGAATATTAGAATCCTATGTTACACACGATTTCAACCATTCCGATACTTTGGCGAGTGGTTGCACTAATTCAACAAAGGAGTACAATTTCAAAGTAGGATATGAGTATTCAGCAAGTGCAAGTGGTGCGGTAACGGAATACTTGAACCAAGCCTCCGCAAGTGGTAGCATTTGGAACGCTGCATTAAATCCATATGACTTCGTTTCGTTTGATATCGACACCTATACTGATTCAAGCCGTAAGTTCTTAACATCAATTCGTAGTCAATCAATCCACAGAACGCAAAAGGCGTGGTTATATGCTCTACGAGGTGTAGCAACCAATTTAAGAATAGTTTATTCAGATGCGACAACTTCTACTTATAATTTGCCGAATGTGCGAATGGTACGAATACCAGTTAATTTGGCTACTCCATCAGGTGCAACATATTTTGATTGTTATCTTCGTGATGTAGATGGGGTGCAGATATCGGAGAGTTACCGATTCTACATTAAAGACGAGTGCAGTAAATACGAAACCTATGATTTGTTTTGGTTGAACCGATTGGGTGGGTTTGATTCATTCCGATTTAATAGAGTATCTAAAACATCGCACGAAATAACGCGACAAATGTACAGACAAAATCCGTACACGCTAAACAATAACGCGGCAAGTTGGACGTATAGCACGGATTCATTTAGCAACACACAATTCTACGGAGAGAGTAAAGAGAAATTAACCTTGTTTAGTAATTGGATAACCGATACTGAAAGCGTATGGTTAAGAGAATTGGTAGAATCTCCTGTAGTCTATATATGGGATGGCTCAATATTGCGTAGTTGCAACGTGACCAACAACACATACGAGGAGAAAAAGTGGATAAATGACAAGATGTTTAACCTACAATTGGATTTAGAATTTGCCTTTGTTGACAAAGTACAACGCAGATGATAGAAATATTAGTAAATAATCAGAGAGTAGATATCGGACAAGCATTTGATATCCTAATAAACAAATCCATAGCCGATGTAAGAGAACCCGAAAAGCGGTCAAGCGATTGGACAAAGACGATAGTTCTACCAGGCACGAAGAACAACAACAAGATATTTGGTCACATATTTGAGGTTGAACACACGGTATTAAGTGATAACCAATTTAGCCCTAATTTCAACCCAAACAAAAAAGCAAGTGCGGTAGTATTGGTAGATGGAATTGAGCAAATACAAGGCTTTATTCGCTTAATTAAGATACAAGTAACGGACACGGCAAACATAGCCTATGAATGTTCTATACACGGACAAACCGCAGACTTGTTTTCGTCTATCTCCGAAAAGAATTTATACGAGTTAGATTTCAGCGAGTATAACCATACACTAAGTATTGACAACGTAAAGAACTCTTGGGATACTTCTATAAAGGTTAACAATTCCACCGTTTCATTCCAATATGGTAACGGCTATGTGTATGCGTTAATAGACAAGGACGATAGGAAGTTGACAACTCATTGGGTTTGGTCTTTGGAAGATACTACTCCGTGTTTATACGCTAAAACCATTGTAGACAAGATTTTTGCGGAAGAGGGTTACTCATATACTAACGATTCATTCTTCAACACAGAACGCTTTAAACGCTTAATTATACCCGCTCCATCAGGATTAGCGGTTAACACTACATCGGCAAACACTCGACTATTTAGAGCAGAGCGTACAACTGCACAAAATATCTCTAATTATAGTACGAATTGGTTATTTGATAACGACTCTACAAGTGGTAACTATGACAATGGCGGTAATTACAACAATACAACAGGCGTTTATACTGTACCCGTAGGAGGTAACTACACGTTTTTTGTAGATTTACGAGGCAATATAGACACATCGAATTACGGATTTACCAACGACAAGGACATTTATTTGACTGTAGCACTAAAAGCAAACGGCAGTGTGAAAGCAACTTCGGTAGTATCTTGTGGAAGTGATGACGTTTATATTTTCAGCGGTGAAGTATTGATGTTCCCTAACGTGTATCTGTACTCAAACGACCAAGTATCAATAATTGTTTCTCGTGTTTATGACTTAGACAGACCAATAACACCAATGATTGGTGACTTTGTGGTGAACGTAGAAGATTCAGTTTTCTACAACAATATGTCGGCGATTAATTTTGGTACTGGTAACGTGGTAGACTTTGGACAATTTTTTAATGCTGAGGGTAAGCAATCTGATTTCTTAGTGTCGTTGATTCGGATGTTCAATCTCTACGTTGAACCTGACAAGAATTTCCCTAAGAAGTTGCGTATTGTTCCACGAGATGAGTTTTACAATGAACCTACTATTGACCTATCACGTAAATTAGACTATTCTCAGCCGTTGGAAATTATACCAATGGGAGAACTTAACGCCAATCCTTACTATTTCAGTTACAAGGATGGAGGAGATAAAGTGAACCAATCGTATCAATCGTATTACTCACAGACCTACGGAAGTAGAAAGTATTTTATAGATAACCAATTTGTAAAGGGTGAGAAAAAGATTGAGTTGATGTTCCAACCAACACAGATGAGGAGTTATGGAAGTGAAAAGAACTTTGTGTTATCGTATGCACCAGGTGATAAATTAGGGTATCGTATTCTATACTATTCGGGTTGTACTTCTAATTTAAATCTTTCTTTAGTAACAGATTATTTTAGTGTAAGTCAAATCGCAACAGGTCAACAAAACAAACTACCGATTACACTACACGTTGATTCAGTTAGTTCAATGACCTTTGATTTGTCGTTCGGTATGCCTCGTGAAGTGTTGTTAGGTGCAGGATATTCGTATTCTTCCAATAACCTATTCAATCAGTATTGGTATCGGTTTATGTACGAGATTACTAACCGAAACTCAAAGATTGTAAGCGGATATTTTAGACTTTCACCTGCGGATTTTTACAACCTACGATTTGCCAATAATTATTTCTTCGAGGGTCAGTATTGGAAACTTAATAAGGTAGAAGACTACAACCCAATGAGTGACGGAGTGTATAAGTGTGAGTTCTTATTAAGCCAATACATAGAACCATTTATACCAACGAATAAAATAATAGGAGCGGATACTGGTAGCGATACTATCACCAATGGTGAGACATATCCATACGGCTACAAATACACAACGCCAACGCAATCGTATATCAACATCGGATTTAACAACGATGATACAAACCAAGCGATGGGTATTATCAATGCATCGGAAACGTCTGTAAGCCCATTAGCGTACAATACAACAATCTTAGGTGGAAGTGGTAACTATATACCGCCATTGATTAACAACTCAACCCTAATAGCGTGTGACGATTTTACACCTGACGAATCAGACACTCTATACTATGGTAATTACAAACTTTATCCAACGTGGGTAAGTGCAGGAAAGGTACAGACACTAACGGCTAATTACACGGCAACGGCTAACGATTGGTTGTTTTTGTGTGATACTTCAGCAGGTGCAATTACTATTACACTTCCCGACCCTGCAACAATAAGCGGTAAGCATTGGATTTTCAAAAAGATTGCATCAAACCACCAAGTAACGATTGACACTGCTGACGATAGCACCATAGACGGAGCAAATACATTCACGATGACCAACAACAACGATACACATTGGATTGTGACCGATGGCACTAATTACTATTTAATAGCAAGTAAGTAATGAGTACAATAAAAACCGCAATAGAACTCGAAGTTAAAGAGCCGAACCTCAAAGGATTTAGGCAACAACTTCGAGAGTTGACATTAGCCGCACAAGAAGCGGTTGTTAAATTTGGTGAGTTCTCACCAGAAGCGATTGAAGCAGAACGTCGTGTTGCTGAATTGCGGGATAGGATGGATGACTTTAATGACCGAGTTGCAGCGGTTAACCCTGACAAATTCGCACAAATTAACACGGTTGTAAGTGGTGTTGCTCGTGGATTCCAAGCGGCTCAAGGTGCTATGGCTTTATTTGGTAGCGAATCCGAAGATTTACAAAAGACTTTGGTGCGTTTACAAGGTGCAATGGCATTGGCTGAGGGATTAGAGGGATTAGGTAAAGTTCAACAACAATTTGGGGCTATTGCAGGAACGATAAAAGGTAGCGTAGTTAAGGCATTTTCGACTTTAAGAGGCGCAATTATAGCAACGGGAATTGGTGCTTTAGCGGTTGGACTTGCCTTAGTCGCTGCCAACTTTGATAAAGTAAAGACTGCTATTTTAAATATGTTCCCATTCTTGGAAAAGTTTGGGAAATTTATGGGTAACTTGATTCAAAGATTTACCGATTTTGTAGGTATAACATCAGAAAGTAACAGACAATTAGAAGCATTTAATAAAACTACTAATAATCGAATTTTATTACTTGATAGAGAGATTGAATTTTTAAGGGCACAAGGTAAAGAGTTAGAAGCCTTTGCAAAAGAACGTGAAAAACTAAATCTACAATTAGCACAAGCGAGAGCAAACTACGGAAAGAATGCAGAAAAAGAATGGGGTAAAATTATCGGAGATACTAAGAACGCTTTACGAATTTTAGAAGTAACGGAGAAAAACTATTTAGCCGAACAGGCAAAAATGAGAGCGGAGGCAAGGGCAAAAGAACTTGAAAAAGAAAAGCAACATCGTAAAGACTTAGAATCTGCATTGTCTGACATACATCGTAAAGGCTTAGAACAACGTAGCGCATTAGATGCAGAAGTATTAAGAATCTCAAGAACAACACAAGCACAAATAGTTGTTGAATCACAACAATTAGAAGCAAGTAATTTAGAGCGTATGCGTATGTTTTGGCGTGCGCATTATACCGAGATAGTAGATTTAACCAGTCAAGCATTTGGCGCAATTACTTATTTAAATCAATCATTTGAAAAACAAGACGAAGCGTCAAGAAAAAGAGCGTTTGAGAATAACAAAAAGTTACAGATTGCAAATACAATTATAGGTACACTTAATTCGATTGTTTCCATATTTGCAAACGCATCTAAGAATCCTGCATCTATTCCATTTCCTGCCTATCCTTATATTCAAGCATCATTGGCAGGTGTTTATGGATTTGCCAACGTACAACGTATTAGAAACACTCAATACAACGGGGGAACGTCCGCTCCATCTGCTCCAACAATTGGAGGTGCAGCCCCTACAATGACAACAGGAAGTACATTAAACGAGAATGCTTCAGGGAATCAAGTTTATGTGTTAGAGGGTGATATAACACGCACTCAACAAAGAGTAGGAATGAACAGAGGTGTATCAGTTGTCGAATAATAATATTTAATTACGATGAAATTACCAGTTTATAAATTAGACATCAACGAATTTGATGAAGATAGCGGAATAGATTTTATCTCATTGGTCGAAGCACCTGCCATACAGAAGGACTTCGTAGCATTTAACCAAGCCTTTGTCGAACCCAAACCCAACGAATCAGAGGAAGAGTTTATATCTCGTTGCATACCGGTATTGATTGGTGAGGGTAAAGAACAAGCCCAAGCCGTAGCGATTTGTTACTCATACTTAGAGAAAAAATTTGAATCCTATACCGACTATCCCGAAGCCGCTAAAGAGAACGCTAAACGTGGTATTCGATTGAACGAGGAACAAGGCAACAAATGTGCTACACAAGTAGGTAAAGTAAGAGCGCAACAATTAGCCAATAGTGAGCCTATATCAGACGAAACCGTGAAGCGTGTATATTCCTACCTATCACGTGCAAAAGAGTACTACAATCCATCAGACGACACCGCTTGTGGAACAATCTCATATCTACTATGGGGTGGTGAAGAAATGTTAAGATGGGCTGAATCTAAATTGAACTTTAATAAATTTAGCATAACCAATGAAGAAAAAAGGATTGTATCGGGCGTTGCTATGGTTGCTGATTTACCAATTTATCGGAGGGATTCTATACGTGGCGAGTATTATGTAATGTTCGATAGAGAGGCAATCTTCAAACTTGCTAAGAAATGGGCAAGAAATGGTAAATATTCAAGCGTTAACCAACACCACGAAAGCGAAGTTAAAGGCGTTCACTTGTTGGAATCTTACCTAATAGACCGAGAGAGAGGCGTTAACCCACCAAAAGGCTTTGAAAAGATTGCCGATGGTTCTTGGTTTGTGTCTTACTTAGTAGACAATGACGAAGTATGGGCAAAAGTAAAAGACGGAGAGTTCAAAGGATTTTCAGTTGAGGGTATGTTTGACTTTGTAGACGAAGAAACCGAACTCTACAACAAAATAAAACGTGTTGTAAGTCAATGGGATGGCAACTAAAACTATAACAATTTTTACACTTTAATATTTTACACAAATGAACTCTAAAGAAGTTTTAACCGAAATTAGGTCATTGCTTGGATTCTCAAGCGAAGAACCTAAAGAAGAAGTATCGTTCGAGTCAGCGATGTTGACCGATGGTACTACAATTAAATGGACGGGTGAATTAGCCGTTGGTACTGCTATTTTAGTAGAAACTGCCGAAGGTGATATTCCTGCTCCTGATGCAACTCACGAGGTAGAGGGTGGTATGTTGGTTACTACTATGGATGGTATTGTAACTGAAATCGTTGAACCCGAAATCGAAGTAGAAGTAGAATTGAACGCTTTTGATTCTGCAATCGAATCTGTTAACCTAAGAGTTGACGAAAAAATCGCAGAATTAAACTCAAAGATTGACGCTTTAATCGCTGAGAAAGCATCTGTTAAAGAGGCAATGTCTAAAGTAGTTAGTTTGGTTGAGGCACTTGCTGAAATGCCAAGCGCTGAACCTACTAAAACCCCTATCGCTCCAAGTAAGAAAGAGCAACAATTTGAAAATCTTTTAAAATTCGCAAAATCAATTAACAAATAAAACAATGGCATTTAACGTATCAGGATTAGTTAACTACACTAACGAGCAACAATCCGAATTATTAGTAAAAGCATTATTCGGTTCTAAAACCGCTTCTGTAATGCAGTCTGCTGGTCAGGTTCAACCTGGCATCAAATCTTCTTCTAAGTTGGCATTGGTAGGTTCTACCGTGTTCTTCCAAGCCGATGGTTGTGGTTACAACCCAAGTGGAACAACTACTTTAACTCAACGTGCTATCACTGTAGGTGCGGTTAAGGTTGAAGAAACTCTTTGCCCTAAATCTTTGGAAGCAAAATGGATGCAAACTCAAATCGCTCCAGGTTCTGCAACTGCATTGCCTTTTGAAGAGCAGTTTGGTGCTGAAAAGGCTGCCGTTATTTCTGAGCAAATCGAAATCGCTATGTGGCAAGGTGACACTGCAAGTGGTGACCCTAACATCAATCGTTTCGATGGATTCGTAAAAGTTATTAGCGGTGCTTCTCCTACATTAGGAAACTCTGCTCCTACTACTTTTACCTCTATCACTGTTTCTAACGTAGATGATATCTTAGACCAAATCTACGGAGTATTACCTGCTCGTGTTGCAACTAAGACTGACTTAGTTTGTTTCGTAGGTGTTGACGTATTTAAGTTGATGTTAGTTAACTTGAAAAACGCTAACTTGTTCCACTACACTCCTGAGGCTGCGGTAAATATGGAAATGGTTTATCCAGGAACTAATATGCGTATAATCGCAGTTGGTGGTTTGAATGGCACTAACAAGATTGTAGCAGGTTCTTTGAGCAACTTCTTCGTAGGAACTGACTTAGCAAACGAAGAGGAGCAGTACAAGTTTTGGTACTCTGAGGACAATGACGAGGTAAGATTCCGTGCATCTTTCAAATATGGTGTACAGGTTGCTTACCCTGCTGAAATCGTTTATTTCACCCTTTAATCAATTAACTAAATGGCTTGTTTACTCACACAAGGATTTACCTTAGACTGCAAAGATTCAGTCGGAGGTATTAAGAGCATCCACTTAATGAATTGGAGTGCTTCTAAATTTACTGTTGCCAGTGGTGAGGTAACTGCCACCACTTTTGCTTCGGGTGACGTATTCGATTACGAACTTCCAAAGGGTACAGGTTCTATGACTACCACTACTAACGTAAGTGTAGAAAATGGAACAGTATTCAACCAAGCGGATGTTGCGTTCAAATTGCGTAGATTGTCAACTGCTAAAAGAAACGAAATGAAATTATTGGCACAAGGTCGCTGCTATGCGATTGTAAAGACTAATAACGATGACGCTTTCTTAGTAGGTTACGAGTACGGATGTGACGTAACTTCTATGGTTGCTAATACAGGTACTGCAATGGGAGATTCTACAGGTTACGAGGTAACTCTATCTGCAATCGAATCTGAAGCCCCTTACAAAGTACAGAGCGGTGTATTGACCACATTAGGCATCTGATTATAGGTTTTCATAGTTGAAAGGGGAGGACTTCGGTTCTCCCTTTTTTTATTACATTTTTTTTGTTTACTATTTAATATTGATGTTGCTACTACAGAAAGGACAAACAAAGTATTGGTATTTAACGCTAACCGAAAAAGTTACGATAACAAATCCGTACTTTTTATTTTGGCTGAAAAATAGGACAACAAATACTTCAACATATAAGATATTGGCTGATGTATCTACGCACAAGGAGAGATACAACCAATTTCAAGTTATAGAGGGGACTACGTTTACATTAGATGCAGGTGAGTATGAATACCAAGTATATGCTCAAACTTCCAATAGTAATTTAAATCCTGCTTTATCCAATGAATTAGTAGAAGAGGGATTATTAAAAGTTACTTTAACAACAAGTTCAATAACAGAATATCAACCGAATTTAACAGAAAAAATATATGAGTAGTTCAACCGAATTTATGGCAGGGTTCACAGGCAGCCGTGTTGTATCAGGCACTTCAGCAGTCACAGGAAATTGGCGTGGATTTATTGTAAACGCTGATTGCGTAGTATCTGCAATATTAGACGAAGCAAACGCATCTTTATTGACATCATTAGGATTAAGTGGTGTTACATTAAGACAAGGTGCATTTATTGTCGTTCCTGAAGAGAAGATAATTCGCTCTATCACTTTGACAAGTGGTAGCGTAGTAATGTATAATATATGATTGGATTAGGCGTTGGCGTTAATCGTAGACGCTTTGCGGGTGGATTTGCAGGGTCTTATTCATCCCGTGTAATTGCCGATGGTGGAACGATTGAGGCACTTGATTGTGTTGCCGCTGCATCATCATTATTACAATCTGCATCGTTATTATTAATCCCAAGCGGATATAAGGCAGGTGTTGCCTATGCTGAATTGCCATCCAATGGGAATGGCGATTTAACGTGGTCAAGAAATAGCGTAGCAAACAGAACGCAATCTAATGGTAATATCGGTAGTGTTGCGGCTAACTTCCCACGTTTATCCTATATGTACGGAAGTTGCCCCGCATTATTGTTAGAACCACAGAGAACGAATAGTATCCGTAATTCTACAATGCAAGGTGCAAGTACAAGTCCGAGTACCTTGCCGACTAACTGGCTAAATCAATCAACGGCTGGATTGACATTGGAGGTCAGCGGAACGGGTCAAGAAAATGGACTTGATTATGTGGACATTCGATATAGTGGAACAGCAACAAGTACGACTGCTCGTTTATTTTTCGAAGCATCAAACCAAATTGTTGCCGCTGATGGACAGATATGGACAGAAAGTATTTGGACTTCAATTTCGGGTTCAGCGTTACCGAGTAATTATAGATTGGGGGTTGCTACTAACACCTCAGCAGGATTTTCGGTAAGTTCTATTGTTGCTACCCCTAACATCACTCAATCAACTACATTAACTCGTTATGATAGAGTAATGACATTACCAGGGGGGGCAACCGTTGCAAGGGCTAACCCTGGTATATACATTTCATTGGTTAACGGCAACACCTACGATTTCACCATTCGCATCGCAGCACCACAATTTGAATTTGGGCAATTTGTAACTACATATATCAATACAACCAATGCCGCAGCAACACGATTGGTAGATACATTTACTCGAAATAACATTTACACCAATGGTTTAATTTCTGCAAGTGGTGGAACTTTATTTATTGAAATGCTCAACAACATTGCATATACAAGAGATGCCGCAGCACAAGGTATAGGAATTGGCGATTCAAGTTCAACAATTGCCAATGGATTTTTGATTGTGAATACTGGAACGGGTAGACAAGTAATTCAAAAAATAATTGCAAGTGCAACTACTAATTTATTCACTACAACAACCGACACTATTAAAATTGCTATCAAATGGAATGGAACGAGTGCTGATGTGTTTGTGAATGGAGTTAAACAAGTTAGTGCAACTGCATTTACAACTACAATAATGGAATTTTTAAACGGAACTGGGGCGGGAATACCAAGATGGATTAAAACAATGGCACTATACCCAACGCCTTTAAGTGATGCAGATTGCACAGCCTTAACAACATAACAATATGATATTTGCAAAATTTGAATTACCGCAAGACAAGTGGGAAGAAATCAAACCCACATTAGAAAACTGTCATATTGTTGAATTAGGCGTGATTAATACATTATTTGCCGTTGATATTTTGTTTGATGGCGAACCCAACGAAGATTTATTGATTTACGAGGTATTTCCTGAACCTTGTGGATTACATACATTTTTAGGAATGGAAGATTTATATTTAGAACGATTTAACGATTTTAACCCAACCGATGAACAAGTTTAACGATTCCGCAGCCGATAGTTTAGCAGCCGTTAGTGGTGTTAGTGCAGTTGCTCATTTCGCTACAGAAATACAACCCATAATTTCCGCAAGTGCAGGAATAGTTGCAATTGTTTCGGGTTTACTTGCCTCAATTTATTATATAGTGAAGATATGGCAAAGGTTAAAACATCAATAACACTATTTCGTAAAAAGCCAAAACGCAAGTTAGGCAGACATACCAAACACATTAATAAACATAAATCGTGGAAACCAAATCGAGGTCAAGGGTGAAGTTCAAACCCTATTTTTCGCCAACACCTAAAAGAATTCGCATTTTTGGCGATAGTTTAGCCGCTGCATCTATAATGGTTGCAGGATTTAATATGTCTGAACCCTCCGTGATGATAGGTTGTGCAGTCGTTGGTGGATTAGGTAAATTCCTATCAAACTTTTTCACTATCGAATAAATACTATTTATAAGTGATGTTTCATCGGATTAATTTTCACGACAACAAACTACCTGCTTTTAAAGAGAACAAAGCAAAGGGTATATATACATTTGGAGATGACAACTTATACCCTGAGTTCTTAATCGAAATGTACAATAAATCCCCTAAGCACAATGCGATTGTAAGCGCAAAGGCATCGTATTTAGCAGGTGTAGGTACTTCAATCAAAGGACAAGATACCGCAATCATTGCAAAGGCTCAACAGAAAGTCGAGGCAATCAACGCATACGAAAGTTTAGACGAACTCAAAGCCAAAGTAGCGGATGACTTAGAGTTGTTTAATGGGTTTGCATTGGAGGTTATTTGGTCACGTGACAAACAGAAAATATCCGAGATTTATCACTTACCATTCCAAAAAATCCGTAAAACCTTAGCCGATAAGTTTGCGTTCTGCGAGGATTGGTCTGATAGAAAATGCGAGATAATCGAATACAACCCATTTAACCCTATTACTCGTGAATCAAAGCAGTTGTACTATTGCCAACTATACAGAGCAGGACAAGGAATTTATCCTTTACCCGATTATGTAGGTGGATTAAAATACATTGAAATCGACACGGAGGTTTCTAATTGGCATTTAAATTCCATCAAAAACGGATTTTCTGCTCAGACCTTAATTCAAATGTTCAAGGGTTATCCAACACCTGAGGAGGCTCGTAAGACCGAAAGAGCATTAAAGAAAAACTACACGGGTACAGACAATGCAGGAGGCTTGATTATTCAGTACAATGACCCTAACGAAAAGGAAAGCATAATCAACAACCTACAACCAAGCGATTTTGACAAGCAATTTGACATCTTAAATAAGACCGTACAACAAGAGATTTTTGTTTCGCACAAGGTAAACTCCCCAATGCTCTTTGGAGTGCGTGTAGAGGGTCAATTAGGCGGTAGAAGCGAACTAATCGAAGCATATGAGATGTTTCAATCTGCATACGTTGAACCACGTCAAAAAAAGTTAGACGATGCGTTGACTTACTTGTTTGAGTATATTGCACCTGTACAACTACGAACTGAGAACAAACCACCATTAGGTTTAGATTATAGCGAATTGTTTGCAAAGGGAATTATAACCAACGAGGAAGCACGTCAAGAAATGGGATTACCTCAATTGTCCACCGTGAAAGTTCAGTCATCTCTAAACGATGCTATCAATTCATTGAGTCCATTGGTTGCAAACAATGTGTTGTCAAATATGACAATCAACGAGAAACGTCAATTGGCAGGTTTACCACCAATTCCAAATGGGGATGCTATCGAATCGGCTACTCCTGCGGCTTTTAGCAAACAAAATCCATTCGGTTGGGATGACGAAAGAGATTTACAAGTATTCGCTAAATACGGAGAATCAGCGGACTTATACGAAGAGGTGAAGTTTGAGTTTGGCGATGCTCTTAACAAAGCGTTGTTGAATATTCTTGCAGAAAATCCAGGACTACAAACAGGTGATTTGGTCAACCTAACTAAACAACCTGCACAGAACGTAATGGATGCGTTAACCGAGTTGATTAAATCGGATAGAATCGCTCCCGAAGTCAACGGATATAAAGTGACCTCTAAAGGTAGAGATTTGATTAAAGGCTTAGAAACAGAATTAGTGGTTAGATATCAGTACGAAAAAGCACCCGGTATTGAGGGTGGTTTATTAATACCAACATCAAGGGATTTTTGCCGTAAAATCGTAGAATCAAACAAAGTATTTAGCCGTGAGGACATCAACCAAATGACCGCAGAACTTGGTTACGATGTTTGGAAACGTCGTGGTAAATGGTACACTAACCCCGATACAGGAATAACAACTCCACAATGTAGGCATATCTGGCAACAAAAGGTAATGATTAGAAAGAAATGAGCAACTTCGTATATTTTATAAGTACCTCCTATCTAAAGGACAACTCCGCAATCAACGAGAATGTTGACGATAAACTATTAAAAAGTGCGATTAAAGAGGCTCAAGAGATTTACATCCGTGATATTATTGGTTCTGGGTTGTACGATGAACTACAGACTCAAGCATTTGCAGGAACTTTAACGGCTAATAATACAACGCTTTTAGATTCGTATATTGCACCTTGTTTGAAGTATTACACCATCACTGAATCTATGCTCCCTATGACATTTAAAATGATGAATAAGAGCGTAGCAGCAAGGGAGGCAGAGAACGCAAGAGCGGTGAGTATTGACGAACTTACAATGATTGAAAAAAGATTCCGTGATAAAGCCGAATATTACGCTAATAGACTAAGAGATTACCTCCGTGAAAACACAAATACTTATCCATTGTTCCTCAATCCTGGAAGCGGATTTGATACAATTCGACCTAAAAACACATCTTTTTATGGTGGTTTTTACTTGGGGGACGATATGGATGATTGCTATTGGAACTATGACTATCCGCAATAATAAATGGCAGAAAAACAACGAAGCCAAATTAATCAAGTTTTTAAATGACGCTAAACCAAATAATCGCAAAAATTCAAACTCAAGCCGAAAGTCACAAGATGGTGGGCAAATTCGGAGTGGGTCAACAATCAAACCTAACGGTTGAGAATATAGAATACTATCCGCTTGTTTGGCTTTACCCCGATGGATTTACTTTAGATTTAGCGAACAAGTTACAAACTTACAACTTTGCTCTGTTGGTTATGGATAGAGTATTTGAATCTGAATCTAACGTAATAGAGGTACTATCTGACACCGCTCAAATTATGGGCGATATTTTTGCATTGTTGGATTCTGAGTACCAAGACGAAGTTTGGCAATTGGTAGTAAATCAGAACGCCTCCCCTTTTTACGATTCAAGAACGGACATTTTAGCAGGATATGCAATCAACTTCTCTATACAAGTTCCTTATTTGGCTAATACTTGCGTTGTGCCTGTATAATTGTTTTATTAAAAAAACGCATTATAAGCACACTACAGACACTCAAATAATAAAGTGGACTGATAGTATCACTAAGTGGAAGAAAGTCCGTCTAACGCTCTTAAAATATGACACGTTATATATTGATACTTTTACTCGTGATTCCATCGGTCTTAAACGGGCAATTAATTTGCATCGACACCTCGATAGTATCGAACGCCAATAAGTACTTAGTAAAGGGTGCTAATGCTCGTAGAGATGTAATCCGACTAAACAAATTGGTTAAGGCTGATTCAATAATAATTAACTACCAAGATTCAGTGATTGAACGTCTTGAAATAAAGACAGATTCGTTATCCGTTGAAATTCAAAATCGTAATAATACTATTTTATTGCAAAGAGATGTCATAAAAGGAGTAGGAATGTGGGCAATATTGGTTACTCTTATGGCAATATTTTTATGAAACACATAATCAAATCCTACTTGGAGAAGTATCCCGACGCTCCAAATCGCACATTAGCGAAATTAATCTTAGAAGAAAACCCACAATTTAAATCTATCGAACAAGTCAGGGAGAAAATTCGGTATTACAAGGGGGCAATTGGTGAGAGGAGATTAGGTCATTTAGCAGACCATACGTTCGTGACTAAAAAATCTACCATTAAAGAAGGCTTAGAAAAATTAAAGGTATTCTCCCATAATAAAGAAATGGTTAACGTCCATTTAAACGAGGGACGCTATCTAATCCTATCCGACATCCACATTCCCTACCACGATATGGAGGCTTTATCTACTGCGTTAGAATGGGGATTAAACAACGATGTAGATTGTATCATTCTAAACGGAGATATTATGGACTGCTATCCAGTTTCATCGTTTATCAAAGAGGTAGGTATGCCGTCGCTAAGAGAGGAGATTGAAATGACTAAGACATTTTTCGCCTACTTGCGTGAACTATTCCCCATTATACCGATATATTACAAGTTAGGTAACCACGAGGAAAGAGTTAGAAACTACTTATTGCGTAATGCTAAAGAGTTTAGCGATGTTGACAATTTGAAGTTTGAAAACCTATTAGGATTGAGCGAGTTTAAAATCAACTTGGTTAATCGTGAAATAATTAAGTTAGGCAAATTGAACGTATTGCACGGACACGAAATGGGAGAGAGTGTATTCTCACCCGTTAACCCTGCACGTGGTATGTTTTTAAAGGCTAAATCGTCAACAATCTTTGGACACAACCACACAACAAGTCACCACTCAGAAAACAATATTAATGGTGAGGCAACGGGTGTTTGGTCAATGGGATGTTTATGCACATTATCGCCAGATTACAGACCATACGCTTATACCAAGTGGAATTTAGGTTTTGCAGCGGTTGACGTTAAACAAGATGGTAACTTCATCGTTAAGAATTTTAAAATATTAAACGGAGAAATCTACTAATGAGAATCTTAAAAGTTGAAATCGTACACCAAGAGCAACAAGATTCGATTTACAAGGAAGTTGGCTTAGGTGCGGATATTGTCGAAGTCTTAGAGGATGGATATATCAATTTAGACGATGTTTCGGGAGCAATTGCCAACTATGACTATACTAATGTTCTTTTTAAAGGCGGTCAAATGCTACTAATTACGATGGATATTAATAGATTTGTAGCAGAATGGATATCGTAAACAAACCAAGCCACTACAACAAAGGCGAAATTGAGGCAATGGATGCAATCTTAACCGCAGTAAAAGGACTACCACCAGAAGAAGCGTACACAATTGGAAATGTAATTAAGTACGTTTGGAGGTACGATATGAAAGGCGGTAAAACTGATTTACTTAAAGCCTCTTACTATTTAAATAAAACAATGGAACTCTATGAAAAGCGTTCAAACATTTCTAAACCAACGGGGCTTTAATCTAAAAGTTGACGGAGTAATCGGTCAAAAGACCTTAGACGCTGCGAATCAGTGGGTGCAGAACTATTTTTCTGTTAAGCGTTGGATATGGACTCCGAAGAGTTTAGTATTTGTTCGTACAGACGATAAACTCACCAATACATTTGATGACTTTTTATTGGTAATTGTCAACGAGCGTGTAGTATCAATCGTGCCATGTTCAACCACCGCAGGTAAATTCTATGTACAAAACCCAATAACACACGGAGGAGTTACCGGAACGGCAATCGCAATACCTGCACAATACTTGTGGACACATCAATTTATTACTTCATCAAATTGGAAATCTCTTTGGTTAGGTATGCCCTATTTCAAACAAGTTAAAGCGATAGATATTTACCGAGACGGCAACAAGGACGGAGTAATCGATAAAACTAAAACCCAACACGGACTATTTGGCATTAATTTCCATAGAGCAGGTGCAGGAAGTTTAGTTGACCGATGGAGTGCAGGTTGTCAAGTTGTACCCGATGGTTATTGGAAAGAGGTAATAAAATATTTTACAAGTGGTGAACTAATACACTTTAATCTCATTGGCTAAGACTATCAACATAGATGAGTTAATAAATCGCTTAGGAGAGGATAAAACACTCTTCACGGAAGAATCATCCCTATTACAACAGATAATCGCTGATTGGTCAAATAAAGCGGTAAATCTGATGCGTAAGGAGTTGGACAATAAGAACGCCAACGCTTCATCATCATTAAAACAGTCTATACAACCAGGTGAGATAACACAAACTCCTACTTCGTTATTGATTACGTTCTTAATGGAGGACTATTGGGAACAAGTAGAGTTCGGACGTAAACCAACTAAAAGCGGTCACAAAGAGGGTACTCCATATCTATGGCAATCTATCAAAGAGTGGATGTCATTTAAAGGTATCAAACCAAACAAAGGAGTTTCATACGATACATTGGCACGTGCAATCGCTCGTAAAATCCACAGACGTGGTTATAAAGGCAAACACTTTATCGAGGATTCATTCACGGAATCACTACAACAAGAACTTGCAAACGAATTAGCAACCAAGTTAGGCGATATTATTTTCTCGATAGATATTAAAAAATAAATTTGCATAATTGAAAGTTTTAGTTTACCTTTGCTTTCACTATGACAATAGAACAAATCAGAGAAGAAATCCTTAAAAAGCGTTATCACGGCATTTATAAGGACATCCAACACAGAACAGGGTTGAGTTTACCAACCATTCGTAGGTACTTTCACGGAGATATCTACCAAAAAAACGCTAAAACAGTATTATCAACGGCTTACAAATTAATTAAGGAAAATGAAGTGGGTAGCAGTTTTGGAGAATGACATAGTATTAGACTATCACTCCGTACAATATTACTTCCGTAAATCCGATGTAGAGTTCTATCTCGTTGGATTAGAAGATTCATTAGTTAACCAATATTACAAATCTACCGCAATACCTTTCGAGGATTGCATAGACTTTGAAAATTGGTTTGACTTTGAGCAGTTTCAAAAAGACCATCACGATGCTTTTATGTGTCACATTTATCTTGGATGGATTTCAGGCAAATTAAAACATTACAACTATGAATAAATCAGAGTCAATTGCGAATCTTGCAGCGGCATTGTGCAAGTTCCAAGCCAACATCGGAAAGGTTAAAAAGGAAGCAACCAATCCGTTTTTTAAATCTAAGTATGCGTCATTGGCGAACATATTAGACGTTATCCAAAAACCATTAGCGGATGCAGGGTTGTCGTTCTGTCAATTACCCGATGCAGACTGCTTAACAACCATTCTAATGCACGATAGCGGAGAGTGGATAGAGGCTACCTATTGTATGCCAGTGGTGAAAACTAACGACCCTCAAGCAATGGGTTCTGCTATTACCTACGCTCGTAGATATGCACTTGGTTCTATTCTTGGATTGAATATTGATGAGGATGATGACGGAGAGAAAGCGATGCAGAGAAATAAGGTAGAAGTAAAGGCACAAGATAAACCACAAGAGAAACCATTCATAAATCCTGCGATGGTTCAATGGGAGAAAGCCGTTGAGCATATTAAAGGAGGTGGAGCGATTGAGGATATACTGAAGAAGTATCAACTCAAGCCCGAACACTTGACGATTTTAAAGGCAGTTAAATGAATGGTAGAATATTATGAGCAACAATAAACAAAGTAGCATAATGTGGCTATATGAAAAAATGTTTGTTCATCGTGGACATATAACGATTGAGGAATTTGAACAAGCCAAAGAAATGGAAAAAGAACAAATGACTAAAGCGTGGAAAGCAGGGGATGGGCAACACGATAAAGTTGCAGATAAAAAAGCAGAACAATACTACAACGAAACATTTGGAGGTAACAATGAGAACAATTAAAAATAAATTTATTCGATTATTGGTTGCGTTGATTATACCAAGTTTAGTAATCGCTTTTGGTTTTGTACTTACCGAATATCCAATAATAGCAGGAATAACAATATGTATTTTATCACTTATTGTATTGACATATATTATTTATAAATTTTTAACACCATAATGATTAGTACAAATTTAACAGAAGAAGCGTGGTTGCAATTACGGCAATCACGCTTTACAGGCAGCGAGATTTATAAACTAATGGGTAAGCCTCGTAACAAATCGGAATACCTCAGCGAAACCGCTAAATCCTATGTTTACGAAAAGGCAGGGGTTATCCTTACAGGCATTCAACCCGAAATCTTCGGACGTGCTTTAGAATGGGGTAAAACTTACGAGCGTCAAGCCTTTGATACATTCGCAGCACAGGATTTTAAAGAGTACACATACTATGGTGGTGAAACTTTTACGTTCATAGAGTTTAACGAAATAAGCGGATTTTCTCCCGATGGATTAGGTGAAGATTCTATTATTGAAATTAAGTGTCCGTTCAATTCTGCGGTACACCTACGCAACGCCACAATTACGGATGCTGAAAGTTTAAAGGATAATCACCCCGAATATTACTGGCAAATGCAATTTGGGATGCTCTGCACTCAGACCGAATACGGAATCTTTGTTTCTTATGACCCTCGTATGCCCGAATCTCACCAACTATTTACCTCCGTTATTGAGTTGGAAGATATCAGAGAGGAAGTAGAAGAGAAACTATACCACGCAGGATTGATGTTAAATAGTATCATTCACTAAGGAAATTGTCCGTTTACTAAAAAAGTGTAAGGATAGTGAAAATTATTCTTGCACTTTTGAAAGTTATATCTATCTTTGAATCATGGAAACAACACTTAAACTATTATGCACAGAGCAGGAAGCTCATGCGTTGTTGGAATTACTACCAACGGATGAATTTATTAAAATGGTAAAGAACGATCCTGAATGGGGGTTTGCTGGGTCGGGTGAATTGTATGTGGTGTATATAAATAACCAATACAACTATTATTCCGCATCCCTATTATTTAGGTTGGGTATTGATTTGGCTAAAAAGATTGCTAATAAGTAAAATATTGATTATGTTGCCAATAGAATTTTTAATACTATATCCTATGAGCCTCCCAGTTGCTTTTTTATTGAGCAAGTTATGGGCAAAGATTAGCCGCAAGAGATATGTAGATACGCCCGAAGCTACGCCATACGAGTTTGAAAAAGACAAACCCATAAAGAATTATAATCAGGTGATGAACCACATCTATAAAGAATCTAAACGAATGTACAGAGGGAAACTATTATCATGAAACTATACACAGAATTTGAAGTACGCAAGGCAATTGAATTGGCACAAGAATGTGAGCACGAATGTGGTGGAGTTTATTTTGACTATACTAAAAAGGAAATAATAGATGAACTAACCCCCATCGAACTACCAAGTGATGAGGAGATATGGGAAGAAGGTAAATTGGTATTTAGTGAAAAAGGTAAAACTATTTATACTCATTACAATACAGTTCCAAGCTGGAGTGATGGAGCAAAATGGATGAGAGATAAAATACAAGGAGGTAACAAATGAAACTATACACAGAAGAACAAGTAAAGGATATGTTAAATGGTTATGGTAACTTTGAGGATATCACCCCCATCGAACTCCCAAGTGATGAAGATATATATAATGAAGCACAAAGCAAAAAAGACAACATAAAAAAACTACCATTCGATAGTGCTTCATTTCAATTTGGTGCAATGTGGTTAAAAGACAAAATACAAGGAGGTAACAAATGATAATCTACCAC